GCGACGGCTTACACATGCGCGGTCAGTGATGTCGTGCTTACACATAATGTTGCTGCCGCCGTTACGTTCGACTCGTGGACGGCGGCGGTGCTCGGTGCGAAGGCTGTAACCGTAACGGTGACGCATGGAACCCCACCGGTTACAGACGCGACCTGGAGCACGAGCATTACGGTCGGAATCGCGGATGGAAAATACGTGCTGGATACGTTCGCGCAGAATTTTGATGCGACGAAACTTCCGCTCGATTGGAGCGAAAGATTACAAACTGCGCAACGGGATATGGAGCGCGAGACGAATATCGCGTCGTTCGGACTCGGTTTGTTTTCTGAGAAATATGATTATATTTTACAGGATTTTGCATCGAGTTTTTGGAATTTACAAATGCGCCACGGGCCAATCCAAGATGTCGTGTCTTACAAAATGATGTGGGGCACCCAGGAAATCGGGACGTTTGAAACTACGTGGTTGAGTGTGGATAAGGATATGAATATGCTTGAGCTGATTCCGAACGCGCTTGGCGTAAGCGGCTTGATGTATACTGCATTGATAGCGGGTTTGACGACCATCATCCCCGGCTTTGTAATGTATCAGCGTATCCCGTGCGTGTTTCACGTTACGTTTCATGCCGGACTCGACTTCGATAACATGGACGAGACGCAGCAGGACAGCTTCAGCTATGCGATTGCGCGTCGTGCAATTTTGCGTTGGATGCCATTCATGCGTCCTCGGGGAACTGGGTCAGAGTCCATTTCGATTGATGGTGCGTCGCAGTCGCAATCCTTTGGCCGGGCGGAGTATGCGTTCCTGGTGGAAACACTGAAGAACGAGGATACCGAGTGGATACAGAACATTCGCAATGAGTTCGGCACGAACATGACCGTGGACATAGCGTAGTTACAAATGGCACAGTTTGACCAGGATATTTTAGACGAGCACGCGGCGACATTCTGTGTTGTTGCGCAGTATCGTCCTGCTGCGCTTTGTGCTTGTGCTGGCAGCAACAACGGTATTCCAAAGCAGGGCTGTCCTTACTGTGACCACGGGTTTCGGTATCCTGTTGATAGCGTGAACGCGGACGTAATTCGGACGGCTCCGAATTTGCGGTCGGTGCCAGAGAACATCGCAACGATTTTTCTTGGTGGCGCTCGGCTTACGATTCCAGCGACGATGCGTGACAAGACCGCTAATCCAGCATTTGCGTATGTTCACCGGGGTGATGTGTTTTGCTTCGGTGCGTTCCCGGAACGTAATAGCGATTTGCTGAAACGCGGGACGCGCGATGAAATTTGGGCGTTCGACATTTCGAAAATTGTGTCGGTGCGCGACGAGAACGATGTTGAATACACCGAGACGGACGACTTCTCACTCGATGACCGCACAATAGTCTGGAATAGTGACGCTGGCCCGGCAGTGGGAGTGGCGTATTCTGTAGAGTTTGTGGCGTCGAGCCAGTTTATAATCTACGGGTTGGAACCGACGAGCCGTGGCGGTGACGGAACGGGTGCGGTATTGCCTAAGACAGTTTTAGCCGTGCGGCGAACGTATCAACCTGAAACGACAGCAGACCATCCGTTGAATGCGTTTGGTCAATCTATCGCATTGGAGGAATGACAAAGTGTATATCCACAGTTATAAAGATTCTCCGACTTCGGGCGGTATTGACGGCACGCTCGTAAGCGAGAACACGGGCTTGACGCCCATTGCTACGCCGCTCATCCTGGTCGGTAACGAATGCAGCCCAATCAAGCTCGCAGTCCGTTGCGATTCCGGTTACGCGACCTACGGCAGCACCGTGATTACGCCGGTTGGCACGACCTATGACAAATGGGCGTTGGCCCCGGATAGTGCCGGGTCGCCGGGCACGTTTGGTGCATATGGCGCAGCGTTGACGATTTCTGGTCAGGTCGGCGCGACGAATCAACTATTCTGGGCGAAGGCGAAAGCGGTGAATGGCGAAGCCCCGCAGAATGATACGACGGTTGACCTTCAGGTCGCGGCGACAATCCAGGCTGTATAATGGCTATTACGACTGTTGACGGTTGCATTGCCGGGATGCAGCCGCCGCAGGCAATTGCGAAGGGCTTGACCGGCACAATGGTTGCCGGGCGGCACCACTCGCTATTCTATTTGGCGGGATTGCCCGGTGCGGCGGCGATTCCGTCACCGGGTGTTGGCGGCACGAACTTGACGACGTATCCCGGTCAGATACCGTTTACAAACCCGGTGAGCGGAAACACTTATTTGGCGCGGGTGCAGGCAATGTGCACACAACCCGGTTCGTTGTGGTTGTGCGACCGGTTGTGGCATAATAGCGGATTGAGCACCACAATTACGACCGAGCAGTTATGCACCGGCGCAACGCAAATTCTTGCGCGGGACGCGAACGGCAGTAATGCCGGTGTTGGTGTGTATGCTGCGGTTGAAGTTACAGGCGCAACCGGTTCTGGCACGCCGACGTTGACGGTGAAATACAACAACCAAGTCGGAACGCAGAATCAGGTTGGCACGAATATCGTTGCTACGGTGGCGTCTTCGATTGCGGGCACATTTCATGTCATTGGTTTGGCTGCTGGCGATACCGGTGTGCGCTTAGTTCAGTCGTTGACGCTTTCGGCGACGTGGACGAGCGGCACAATCAGCGTCGTGCTGTTTCGCCCGATTGCGATGCTGGAATTAACGGCGGCTAACGTGCCGAATGCGATTGACGCTTTGACAGCGGGCTTCGTTCGGTTGTATGACAACTCGGTTCCGTTCTTGGTGTTCGTGCCGAGCACGACAACGACATCGAATATCTCAGGACACGTGATTGTGAGCCAGGGATGATACCGGTTCCGGGTCGCGCACTTCGTGCGGGTTGGCCGCTCACGCTGTCGTCAAATCAGCGATGGTCGCTACTTCGTAAGGAAGTGCGGATGCCGGGAGCGAATGCGGCACCGTATCAGAATTTCTGGTTGACCGGAATGGGCAGCGCGACGATTGCCAGTGACAGCAGGCGCGCAGCGGGTTCCGGGGATAGTGCCGTGCCAGATTCATGCCGTGGGGTTGGCATATCTGCGTCGGTTGCTGCCGACACGGCGCGTTACGATGCGGTGGGCGTTTCGGTGCTCGATGATGTTCGTCGGGCAGTTGCTAACACGTATGCTATCGGCGGCGATACTGTGCGGGCGTGTGGGCTGACCGTTATTATCGCGGATGACACGAATCGAAAATACGGCGCATCCGGGTTAGCGGTAGCGGACACGCGCCGGGCGATTACAAACAGTGCATCGGCTTTACTGGATTCTTGCCGGTCGGTTATGGTGTCGGGTTCAGCGAGCGCAGATAGCTTGCGCAAGACCGGCTGCGCGACAGGTTTGTGGCCGGACACATTGCGGTTCTTGGGATTGCTTGCGAGCGCAGCATCAGATACGCGGCGATGGTCGGCGGTGACCGCGCAGGTCGGCCCAGATATGGTGCGCACGACCGGCAGCGGAGTATTTATGCTCCTGGACGGTTTGCGGAAAACCGGAGCCGATGTTATGACATTAGTTGACACACGACGGTTGACTGTATTAGGCGCGTTGTGCGTTGGCGACACTTATCGCTGGGTAGGGTTATCGAGCTTAGCCGTTGCGGATACCCGGCGCAAAATCGGAGCAACGGCTGATTGCACCGTTGACACGTTTCGTCTGACTATGGCGACCGTGCAAGCTATCGTTGATACGTGTCGCGCTGTGGGCGGCGGTATTGTTGTTACGATACCAGCAGACCTGCTTCGGAAGATAGGTGCGCCCGCTCAATTTGGCGCGGATTCGCGTCGGGCGACGGGGGCGGCTGGATTGGGCCGGGTAGATACGCTGCGACGCGCTGGCGCGAGCGTAGCGCCGTCTGCCGACGTTTTACGGCGCTTTGGTTGCGAGACGCAAATGGCGCTCGATGGATTGCGTGTGGTCGGACTCGCTGACTTGCTGTTGGCGGATGCGTTTCGTTACGTGGGCGATGAAGCTCTGTGTGCCGGGGATTGCGCCCGGTGTGTTATGGCAACCGTGTGCTTGCTTGACGATTCGCAACGCGGCGTCGTTACCTACACCGGAGCGAAATATACCGGGTGCTCGACGTTGACGTTGACCAAGATTATGACTAGCCGGGTGCGTGCTCAAGTGCGGGCTGGTAAGTCAAATGTAACTTTCCGAGTAGCCGGAAAGTCACGGATTGCAAAGAGGGACTAATGCCGGTTCAAAGTGGCGACATCGGAACGGTTATCGTCATCGCGCTCAACGTATCAATAGCGGATGCGTCGGTGTTGCGGGTTGACTACAAGAAACCGAGCGGTAGAACCGGAACATGGTCGGCGCAGGCTGGTCAGGATGGCGCGAGCATTGTCGTGGTTACGGATGGTGCGAACGTTAGTGTTGACGAGCGCGGCGTGTGGCTGCTGCAACCCTATTTGGAATTTACGTCCGGGTGGAAAGGTCATGGCACGACGATGAAACTACAGGTCGGTGACGCATGATGTTCCGTGTGACCGCTGAAAGTAGCCCGGCCCCGACCGGCGACGGTTCCGCTGTGCGGGTCGCGTTGCAGCAGGCGGCGGCGTTCGCGCTCTCGGAATGGCAGCGCCAAGCGTCGGCAGCGTTCAAGCACGCGACGGGCACCTACACGAAGTCGGTTATAAAGACGTATGCGGATTCGATTGTCGTGTCCCAGGTTGACGGTAACACTTGGGATATTACAAACGTGGCTCCGTATGCGCTGCCCCTGGAAACCGGCGTGCAGCCGTTCGATATGAAATCTACGATTACAAAGGGCAAGCACAAGGTTTCCGCGTCGGGCAAGGCGTATCGCGTGATTCCGTTTCGGCACGGTGGGCCGGGCGCGGTGACGTTGCCGCCGATGCCGAAGGACGTTTACGCGGCGGTGAAGATGGGCGCGCCGATACCGCCCGAATACGTTGGCACGAAATACGAAGGCATGGTCAAGGTCGGGGCACCGCGGCATTCGCAGTATTTTACATTTCGTGTGCTGTCCGAGGACGGCACCGGATGGGAGCACCCAGGCTTCGAGGCATTTCACCTGGCCGAGAAAGTGGCCGAGAAGGTCAAGACGATGCTTGCACAGACAATCGGTGCGGCGGTTGTTCTCGATATTGTCGGCGGTAGCGAAACGGGTATTCCGTTTTATTTGGCGTAGGGAGAATTACAAATGACAAACACGTGCATGAAAGACATTATCGCTGGCCCGCTTGACGAGAAGTCGGCGATTGCGGTAGCCGCGGCGTTGACGATGAAGAAGGGTATGTTGCCGCATCAGATGCGCACAACGCCCTTCAAGCTGTCGCCGCCCGTGAGCAAACCTCCGGCGATTGCGGATGCGTTCAAGAAGAAGCGTAAGGAGAAGAAACTGCCAATGGAGCTGTCAGTGACACCGGAACGCGCCCAGGCGATACAGCAAGCGATGGCGGAAACGGAAGCGGCGTGCCGGGATGTCGAAGGGTTGTGCAAGGGCGCGAAGGGTAGCGAGAAGCCGGGACATCGTTACATTTCGCGCAAGCCCATTGCGGGCGGCAAGTTTGCCTATGAGTATACCGACCGCCCGAAACTTGCTGTTCTTCGTGAGAAACTACGCGCGGCAAAAGCCGAATACGAATCTGCTGACCGAGCGATTGATGCTGCTGTTCGGCAATTTGGTCGTGGTAGTCCGCAGGATGAACGTGCTCGGTGCAAGGCCGACCGTGCGTATAATCGAATGTCGAGTCTCGAAGTGCGGCATGACAATGTGCGCGAAGCAAGTTACTGGAAGAAGAATCTCGCGCATCTCGAAGGCAAATGATTCCCGAACTCCGCTACGCCGCCGCGTGCCCATCGCCCCTGGGCTATCGGATTGACATCGAGTGGTCAATCACGGTTGAAACCGTGCCTGCGGCTTACCGCACGATTCTGTTCCGCAAACGGGGCGCAGCGGTTACGGATTCGGAAGTTACAAACTGGCGCACCGGAGCCGGACACCCGCACGTTGGGATTTCAGTTTACGTGATTGATACCGCGACCGAGAACACGACGCCGCCCGATGCCACGACGTTTTACATTCCCGATAGCGAACAAAGAACAGCATACGATATGAACTGCGCGAACGGGTCAACTTACCACTATGCCTTGTATGTTCAAGACACGGCGATACCCAGCGATATGAGCGTCATCAAACACGTTTACGCAACGGCTGCGTGCACGGCAGTCGTCAAGATGTTCAACGTCAAGGAATACCTGTTGTTCTTCCTGAAGCAACTCCTGGTGAGCATCGGCACATGCACGTTGGACAAGGACGTGTTTGTAACCGAGCAGTTCACAAACCTGATTGAGCACGACCCGCAAGTTGCCGTGTTCCGTCAGGCGGAAACGGAAGCACAACGGTATATTGGCGGCATCCAGGAAACGGACAACATTGCCGACGTGCGAAGCAGTATGCGCACGGAAGTCTACGGTGTAATCTGGCAGTCGAAAACAGCCGGGCAGATTGACTCGCTGTATGCGATATTCCATGCGTGCGAAGAAGCCCTGATTGATGCGTTCATGCGCGCGGGTGCGACTAGTTGCAAATGCCAGTTCGGGGCAGAAGAAGTCGTGTCGGATGCGGATGGCGTATGGGGTCGGCGGGGCCGTATGACGGTCATCGTGCAGCACGACCAGACGCGCATTTCGATTGACCGTGCCGACCGAACGAGTATCGAAACAGAGATAACACCGGCTGAGCCGGACGGAGTTTGTAATGAGCAGGATTGATGAATTGGCGTGTGCAGTAGTCGAGATTTTGAAGTCGGTGCGTGGTAGCGAACGAGCCGGACACAAATACATTCGCCGGGTAGCGAAACCTGGTGGCGGGGATTACCGCTACTACTATCGTATGCCCCTTCTGGGCGAGGGTATGCCGAAACACGAACCGGACGAGCCTGTGTCAGAAGCAACACAGCAGAAAGACCGCATAATGCTGCACGGGCATCGGCGGTTGCTCCGTTTAGCGAAGCGCATGAGTGATATTGATAATACGTCTGGATGGCAGCGGGCACTGACGTTAGGGAGTTGGGATTTTTCTGCAAAATCGGATTTTAGCGCAGACGCACTTAGGTCATTGTGTTCAGGTGCTGACGAAGTAACCGGATTAACGCAGGACGCACTGAAGAATCCGTCAATGGTGTGTTCTGCGATTGGGCATGGCCCGCACAGTGGTTCAGGATTTTTGGGATACTCTGGGCGCGATGTTTCGTTGTTGGATATTTCTTTTGATGGCGGAGACACATCTACGCCGTATGCGCTTATTGTGTCCTCTTACTCAGAGGGATATGCTGTTCGACTTGCGGAGCTGGACTCTGATGTTGAGGATGCTGTATTAGCAATGCAATGCCGTGAGCAGGAAGACCAGCGAAAATATGAAGCGAATGAACGTCGTGCCGGTAAACAAAATGAGCCGTAACTAGGTTAAGCTATAGGAGGAAGTGTAGATAATCATGCGAAAAGCATACAGTGATTCGGGTGACAATGCCGCAACAGACGCGGTGCCCGTAATGACAAAGGCAGCGAGGCCGCAGTTGCCGCAAATGAGTTGTGCAGATTGGTTGGCGGCGACCAAGAAATCAAAGCTCCTGGTTGGCTCAATGCGGTCGCTGGTGCATGGTGACACGCGCAATCGAAATGCCGACGAGTGGGCCAGCCTTTATGCGAAGCTCGTAGCTACGCGGTAGGAGGATTACAAATGCAACATCGTTACTTCTCTGTGCTCTACAGACAGCCAGGAGTGGCCGCGGCGTTCCAGGTCGCAACGGCTCCGGGCGCGAATGACCAGTCTACCGGAAAGGTCATGGTTCTCGGAACCAGCACGGGTGGACTCTCGATTGACCAGACTGCGGCGCTACGCGCATTGACCGGGCATCCGTGTTACTGGTTTACAAACGCGGAACAGGCAAAGGCAATTCTGCGTTCGGGTAACGGCCTTCGGCTCATTGAGAAGGCATTTAACCCGAGTCCGAATTTGCCGGGTGCACAGAAGTGCGGCTTCATGCGTATCTCGGATGGCGTTCAGGCGAGCTTGACCCTTCAGGATGCGGCGTATGATGCGCTGTTGCTGACGTGTCGGGATGCGGGCGCGTGGGGTAGCCAGATTCGCGTGCAGGTCGAAACCGGCACCGGCAGCGTCGGCAAGAAGATTACCGTGCAGTATGCCAGCGAAACGGCGCAGGTTGGCGACGTGTTAACCCGACCGATGTTGGCTGTGATTTGTGAGGATTCCGCTGCGTCTGCCGCGACAATTACAATCAATCCGATTGTAACCGGTGGCGGCGCGGGCACGATTACTACGACTGTGACGGGCGGCACTGCTGCGAATCTGAGCATTGATTTGGCCGCGTATCCGACGATTCAGTCGGTGTGCGACTACATCAACCTTCAGAACCTTTACAAAGCGACAATTCTGTCCGGGCACGGTAGCGACCCGAGCATTTGGCTGGACGCGGCGACGGCGCAATCAATCTGGCTTTGCACCACAATGGACGGCTCCGCTGCGGCGGGCACCACGGTTGTGCCCTGCACGGCGACCAGCGGTATGACCGTTGGCGATTACGTTTACCTTGAGGACGACGCTACTCCGGCGAACAATGAAATCGTGCGCGTCGGTTCGATTGATACTGGCGTGTCGTTTACGCTGGATGCGACCTATTCACCGACCGGGCTGCTTTACGATTACACGTCCGGCGCAAAGGTTGCCGCAGACGGAACCCCGTTGGTGGGCGACCTGTATGCGTGCTATCGCTGGATTAACGATACCGTGGATGAGATTTCAGCGACGCGCGTGACCACGGCGAACGCGGGTAAGGCACCGCCGAAGAACATCACCTACAAGTATCTCTCCGGTGGTGCAGACGGAACCGCGACGTTGCCGAGCTTGGTCGAGGCGCTTGGCTATCTGGCCGACGAAGAGGTCAATTTCATTCTGATTGAGAGCGAGACCGCGGCGTGGCACGCGGCGGTTGCGGCACACTGCGCGGATGCGACGATTCTGAATCCGAATCGCTACGGTATCGTGGGTGGCGCGGTTGCCGAAAACGAAGCGCAGCGACACACACGCGCGTTCAATCTGAACACCGACAAGATGACCCTGGTTGCCGAAGGGCACTACGATTACACGGTGGATGGCAGCGGTGATACCGAGTTGCTTTCCCCGATGTATTCGGCGGCGCTTGTGGCCGGTCTGTGTGCCGGACTGGAAGTGCAAGACCCGACGACCCGAAAGGCAATCAAGTGCCTGGGGCTGGAGAACAACTACGCTTCGAGTTCCCGCGACGACATGATTAACGCGGGCTGCGTGTGCTTCCGGTTGATTCCGGGCCAGGGCTACGTTGTCGTGCAGGGTGTTACGTCGCTACAGTCCAATCTCGGGCTGTGGGATAGGACAACGAATATGAGCGCGGAGTTGAGCATGGCGAGGGTGCGCGACCAGTTCATTTATGAATTCAATGTGGATGCGGACAAGCTGGTTGTCGGCGCGAATCCGCGTAGACTTACAAAGGCGGACGTGGAAACGCTGGCTGAAGCGCACTGCACGCGCGCCGTGAAAAACGGTTGGTTCCGCGCGGTGCCCGCAACGGATACGCAGCCGGAGCTTCCTGCATACGACCCGATAATCGTTTACAAAGAGGACGATGCGTGGTATGTCCAAATTGCGGGACGTTGGAATGGCCCCAACAATTTCTGTTTTCTTTTGCTTAAAGTGGTGTCCTAGCACCGCGAAAGGAGTATAACAAATGTTTAGCGCAAAGCAGCCGATGACGACTCCCGCGATTGCAAAGACACTGCATGGCGGGAGAGTATATCTCACAGTCGGAGGGAAACCCATCGGGCGATGCACCGGTGTCAACCCGACGCAGAGCTTCGGCCTCCAGCCGCAATACGAGATTGGTTCCATCTTTCCGTATGAACACGTGGGCCTGCGCTTTACCGGCACTGTGACGGTTGCCCGGTTCATGGTCGAGAAGCAGGACTTCGCGGCGATTGGTGTTCCGAGTGGCGCGAATAGCAACGAAATCGCAATGTCGTTGACCACATTGCTGTCGAGCGGCGGTGTCGAGATGACCGTTGTGGATAACGACACTGGCGAAACCGTGCTGCGGATTCCGGGTGCCAAGTGTGATTCCGTGTCGGTTACAATCACGGCGAACGCCGTCATTATGACCAACATGACGTTCCAGTTTGGCGCGTCCGGGCCGATGCAGGTCAAGCCGCTCAAGGAATCTACGACTGGTTATAAACTGCTGCTGACGAACGCCGACCAGGGATAGAGAGTTAGCACGGGTGCGGCCCGTGCTCGGGAACGGGGCGCGCGTCCGCGATGGTCGCGCGCTCCTGCGCAAATCGAAAATCGAAATGTCAATCAGGGCGCTGAAAATCAGGAGGACATAATGGAACGAAGAACGAAGACGCTCACCCTTGACGGAATGCCGGGTGAGTTTACCGTGCAGGAGTTGACGTTAAGCGACCAGCTTCGCGTGCGCGGGTATCGAATGCAGTTGACTGGTGGCAACTGGGGCGAACTGGCTGTATCGCCTACGGTAGATGATAAGCTGGCTGCGGATACGGCGCACATCATGGCCGTGCTCTCGGTCGCAATTACAAAGTATCCCGATGGCGTGACCAGTTGCGATGACGTGGCCGCGAAGAACCCGTTGCTGCTGCGGCAGCTTTACGGCAAATACGTGGAGACATTTCCCGACCCCTTTCGAGCATTCTATCCCAAAAGCGATGGAAGCGGCGAAGCGAAAACTGAAGCTCCTGCGCTACTGGATGACAAGGGAGTTCCGGGAAAGGTATCGGCTCCTACCGCGTGACCCGCGCTATCTTGAATGCACCGAACGTGAAATCTTCGAGGACTGCGTAGAGCACAATGCCGCAGATGAGTTACGTGAGCAATGGCGCAAGGAAAGTATGCCGACGTGCACGGTGTGCGACTATTCTGGTGTGGCGAATGCGGATAGCTCGTGCCCAAAGTGCGGCGGTGTGATGATTGTGGGCACTGTGTATCGGGATGAAGAACTTGAGAAGCGCATTGATGCTGAGCTGGCCGGTAAGACCGAGACAGTCGTAGTGGGCGACGGACGCGCATAGATGGCAGACCAAGACGTTCGCATACGCTTGTCCTACGAAGGACAAGCTGCGGTAGCGGCAGCTAAGCGTGACCTGGCCGATGTCAAGCAGTCCGCTGGCGATGTTGGTGGTGATTTTGCGCGGGGGCCGGGTGTGGATTTTTCACAGCGGTATCATGCGCAACAAGTTACGAAGGGATTAGAACAAGCGGGGGCGCGTGCTACTGGTGCCGGGTTTGGCGGTGAGCCGATGGGGTTGTTTGAAACAGCGCGATGGCGGGCTGCGCGAGGGTATCAGGCTGACACAGTTGTTACGCGCATGATGCAACGGCAAGGCGTTAGCGGCGAAGATGCTATGACGGCGGCGCAAGCCCGCACCGACCTGCAACACCGCATCGCGCACGCAATGGCTCCGGTTGATATGGCGCGCATTGATTACCGGGATGCGTTGCTGGACGATGGCCCGATGACGGGGGCGCGACTTCGTAAGGTCGAAGATGCTCGGACTAAGGCGCGTGGCGCGTTGTCCTCGATGATTGAGCAGGGGCCGTCTGCGCTTGGCGCGACCACGGCGGATGTTGAGAAGCGCGGTGGTATCCTTGACGATGAAGTGAAATCCCGCACGAAGCTCCTGGACGAAATGGACAAGGAGCTTGATACCCGTAAGAAGGGTCGTCAGGACGAAGAGCAGGAACAGCACAGACGGCGCTCGGGCGGCGGTGTCGGTCAAGCAGTCGGTGGCGTTATGGGTGCGGGCGGTGCGTTGCTCGGGGCTGCGGGTATCGGACTCGGAATCGTGGGCATTCTCGAAACCCTGGGCGTGTTCAAGATTCTCGGCATGATGCGCCCGCTGTATGAACAGCGCGATACGGCTAATGCCCGGATGGCGGGATTGTGGGGTGGCGGTGGTGCGAGTGGCGTAATCGGCGCGGGTTATGGACAGGGCTACTCGCAGGCGGAGTCGTTACAATTCGGTGAAGTGTTTGGCCGGTCACGGTGGAATAGTCCGACTGCGCCGTTCGGATTCATGCGCGGTCATTCGCTGCAACCGGAATCGTTGGCGCAATGGGGCGGCATGGCTGCGATTTCGGGCGACCGTGAAACTTTGAAATTGCTCGGACAGATTGCCAAGAACGTCTCAGATTTGGGCGAACCCCTGGGTGCGGTCGGCGAGAATTTGAAAGACTATGCACGGGTTGCGCAACTTGGATTTGCAACACAGTTTGACCCGAGTGTGAAAGCTGGTCGCGGCGATTGGGGCGGCTTGATGCTCTATATGGAAAAGCTGTTGGGGCCGTCAATGCAGGGTCGCGTTTCAAACATGTTTACGGCGATGCAGTCGGGCATTACAAATCCGAGTGGGCCGGGACAGGAAGCATTACTTTGGCGGGCTTTTGGCGGTGAGCGTGGCGTGTCGTATGAGGGGGTTCGGTTACAGCAGAGGGTCGGGTTGATGGGTGGTGTCGCACTCGGTGACGAAAATCTGGCGTTTGCGCGGCAGCGTTGGGGACGCGGAACGGGTGCTGAAGACTGGACGCCGCAAGGTGCATATAAGAATGTGGTCAATCAGATTGGCCGTGAGTCAGTCGGTGACGATACGCGCCGGATGGAACTGTTGTCGGGGATGTTTCCGCAGTTGAGTGGCGGTGAACTAATAACACTATTCCGGTCAATGGACGAAAACGGAAACGTGTCAGCCGCGGGCATAGACCAGCTTCAGAAAGACATGAAGGCTGCGCAGACAACCCAGGAATCCGAAGGACAGAAGATTGTCTCGAATACCGAGGCTACGAAGAACGCGATGGAGCGGGCGGCAAATGACATTGGTGGTAAGTTGGTTCCTTTACTACAGCGAATTGAAAGGTATACGGCACACCTACTGGTCAACATTTTGCCGGAGATTAACAAGAGTATTCTCCAGCCGCTGGGAGATTGGATTGAGCGAACACTAACGCCTAAGAATTTGACTACGGCTGCGCAGACGGTTGGTCGTGTCGTTAAGGGTGGTGTTGGTCTAGCTGGCGCGGGATGGGGTGCTGCGAATGTGGCGGCTGGCGTTCTGTCGTTACCCATTACCGGTGCAGTCAGCCTTTTTGAACTCGTGGGTCAGGGCCATACGGATAGGGTTGGCATTGGGGCATCTATCGAGGGCATCAAGTCGGGTGCCCGACAATTTTACTCGGGCTTTGGTCGTGTTGGTGAGGCTGTTACGGGGCCGGGCGGTGCGGCCAACAACGCTGCGACACAAC